TAAGCATTTTAAAAAAATTGATATACTCTAGGGGTAATTAACGCATTGAAAACTTAATACTTACGAGATTTTACACAATACTTACGAGATTTTACACAATACTTACGAGATTTTACACAATACTTACACATAAAATGAACGAAAAGTCGGACATTGCTGATATTATTTTATCAAAATTGTGTATTCCACACGATATTACTATTACAAATTTAAAACACATAGATCATATATTAGAAGTTGAGAAATGTGAAACAGAAATGCGTAGAATAGATAAAGAGGAGCGTGAAATTGAATATCAAGAAAAAAAATTACGCAATAAACGAAAACACGCGCGAAAAATGCGCAAGAAACATTGGAAACATAATAAACATATTAGAATACTAAATAAAAATACAGTGCAGGATACATAAATATTTCCAATGTTTTATATATTCATTCAATAAATATATAAAACTGATGTTTATTATATAACTATGGATTGGAACACATTTTTAGACACTTGTCAAACCGGCGATTTAATTTTATTCTCTGACAAAAAAGAATGGTATTCTCGTGCAATTGAATTTTTTACTGGAAGTAAATTTTCTCATGTTGCTATGATCCTTAAATCACCAATATATATAAATCCAGAGTTAACTGGTGTATATATATTAGAATCTGGGTATGAAGATATATCTGCGTGCGATACTGGTAAAATAACTTTTGGTGTTCAAATATCTAAAATTGAATGTGTAAAAAATACTTTGGAAAATGTTAAAAATACAGTATATTATCGTAAATTAGATCTTGAAAAAACCCCAGAGGTAAATACTAAAACGAATACTACTAATGAACATATAGAAAATGTATGTTTAACCACACGCGATATTGAACATGGTGCATTCAATGAAAAAGTCAAATTTGCCTATAATATAGTCAAAAATAAACCATATGATATTGATCCATTTGATTGGATTAAGGCAGAATTTCATTTGGATATTGGTAATGTTCAAAAAACCAATACTTTTTGGTGTTCTGCATTAGTTGCCTGTGTATATGTTAAAATGGGATTATTAGCAACATCATTACCATGGACTTTAATAGAACCGAAATTTTTTAGTTTTTATGAGAATCCGAATATGAAATATAAGGATTGCGTGCTTCACCCAGAGGTAATGATAACTCTATAATACGATTTTCTGTAACAGGATCGATTATTATATCATCCAGAAAGTTATATATTTTATTTGGAGTTATACAATAATCTAACATAATATCATTGTTTTTATCTGTAATTGGCACTTCTAATGCATCTTCAAAACATATTCCAACTTTTAAACTATAATGGGTTTTTAAAAAAAAATTATAATGATTTTCATATTCTTCATTATTATAACTAATTTTATATCCTGTATTGTCAAATGCTAATACCGGTACAATTATCATATCGATTATCTGTGTATTTAATACAATATTCTGTGTGTTGGGTTCTAATAATCCCACCATCTCATTTTTATGTAAGGGTGTCTTAGAAGTATATATTTTATGTAATAAACAATTATATTCATAACTAAAAATAGGAAGTATTATATTGATATGTGAAAAAGTAGAAAATATATTTCTAATTATACATTTTGAATCAACTAATTGGTTAGTTTCATCTGAAAAATATATATGAATGTTTTTTAATATATTTAAATTAAATTGTTGAAATAAATTCAACATTATAGTTTGATTTCTAGTATGTTTATAACTAGTTGTATATTCTTTTCTTATTTTCAACATTAAATTTATTATATCTTGTTTTAACATTTGGATTATATAAATAAGTTATAAATAAGTATCATATTAAAAATGATTATTATATAAATAATACATAAATATTATTATAATAATAATAATGGAAACTAATTTTAAAATGAAGGAAAATATAAAGCCACAATTATTATATAAAATAACCAATACTAATAGTGTATTTTTAACAACATGGGAACATTTAAAAAAATTAAATATTAAAAATTGGGGGAAAAATCGCCCTCCTGATATTTGTAGAATACCTCAAATATGTGAACAATTAAAAAAACAAACATATATAGATGGAATAATTTACATATTTAAAAATAAGAATAAGGAATGGATTTGTTATGATGGTATCCATCGTCTAACGGCATTATATACACTAGATTTACAAGCAACATTAAATAAACACAATGAAAAAACAAACAATTACAATATTATTGTTGATGTTGTAAATGTATATAACGAATTATATATTAGTCATAAATTTAAAAAAATTAATATGTGTGTTCCAGTTCCTGAATTATATACAGAAGCTGAACAAGAATTAACTTTGCGTAATAATATTGAAAATACATGTAATTATTTTCAAACAAAATATAAAGTACATTTTAGTCCAAATAAAAATAGTAACAAACCGAATGAAAATCGTGATGCTATGATACAAAAATTAACTGAATATTTTAAAGAAATAGAAAATAATAATTTAACAGATGAAAAAATGATTGGTATTATTAATGATTTTAATAATAAAATGAAAGATAGTTATCATATTAAAAAATCTAAAATAACAAAACGTATGAAGGACAAATGTGAAAAAACAGGATGTTATTTATTTATTTATAAGAATTGGATTTGTTATTTATAAAATAAAAAAGGTTGTTTTTTGTTTTTGGTTTTGTTTTTTGTTTTTGGTTTTGTTTTTGGTTTTGTTTTTGGTTTTGGTTTTGGTTTTGTTTTTTGGTTTTATTACATACATATATCACCCCACGACATTTCATCATCTACATCACCCCACGACATTTCTGTTTGTGTCTCTGGTTCACAAGAGGAAAGTTCTTCAGTGGCCAAAATTGCCGTCAAATGAGTTTTGTCTCCAGATAACGACGACAATGGTCGTGTGGGACAATGTTTATCCATAAAGAGAACCGATTTCTTCTCCCGAAGTCTATCGATTTGACTACGTTGATGATTAATAGTTGCTTCCATCATTGCCATCTGCTCTTCTTGTGGAACAGACGATGACATTTGGAATGTTACGGTCTTCTTGGTCTTCTTGGTCGTCTTGGTCGTCTTGGTCGTCTTGGTCTTCATTGGGGCAGTAGAAATGGTCAAAGGTTTGCTCCATACACCGAGTTTTGTTATAGAACGTGTGCATTTGGAAAATGATGGAACAGTCCGTCCGAGGGTGGGAAAATCAGAAGTCATTGGTGTGAGTTCATCTTCCTCCGCTAGAACAGCAAATCGATTTTCACTCATGCTTCGCAAAGGAGTTTTAGTCTTTGGTGCTGGGATTGGTTTCGTATCGGACTTTTTCACAATTTCTGTGTCAAACACGATTCGAGGCGTGGTGGTGGGGTGAATGTGCTTGCCACGTTTATGAACCTTGTGTGCATGAGGAGATGACCATCCGTCCCCATCAGTTGCTGGTGTTGCTGGTGTTGCCAACTTTGGACAATAACGGACGGTATGTCCTGCCTTGTGACAATACCGGCATTCCATAGCAAGAAGTGTTGGACATACCACGTTGGCGTCGGTGTTGGTTGATTCGCGCAGGTAATGACTGGTGAAAACATCCTCGCTCTTTCCTGCGTCGCAGCAAAACTTGCAAAACTTCTTGTAACGCTTTGCACCGCAAGTTGATGAATAACGAGATGAATGAGAAGTTTGAGACATCATAATTTTATTGATTGTCGAAAAACACTTTTTGTAGTTATATATAGTTATATTATTTATTTTGACATACGTGTAGCATTAGATATTTGTGGTTGAGTTATATATGTGTCGAAAAAGTATTTCAATTTTTTTTTACAAACACCGATTTACCGATTATAATATTTTAATAAACTATTCAAGGTAACAACCGTATTTTTCTTTAGAGAGTTATGGCATAACTTAAAAAAAAATTGAAATTCTTTTACATAACGCACCTATGTACAAATACTTAATATGTGACATTTCACTCATTGTAATGTGACATCGATTAATTTACATTGATTAATTTACATTGATTAATTTACATTGATTAATTACAAATTTAATAATTAATTTTAATCATTCATAATGGCAACTACATCATACGTTGATGCTGCTATGGTGCGGTTTGAAAAATGGTTGGATCATCCATCTATTGCTTCTGAAAATTTAAAAAAACAGAAACACCAATTTGACGGTGTGCGATGGCTTTTAGGACAAGAACTTGTTAATGAACCTTTGTGGAATGTTCGTGGAGGATTATTGGCAGACGAAATGGGGTTAGGAAAAACAATACAGATGTTGGGTGTTATAATTGCTCACAATACATCCAAGACAAACACACTTATTGTACTCCCTCCAGCTCTGGTTCCTCAGTGGAAAAATGAAATCACGCGACTTTTTAAAGTTACCCCAGTTGTATATCATGGTGTACAAAAACGCTCAATTACATTAGAAAAATTAGCATCAAGTCCAATTGTACTTACTACATATGGAACCCTCGCAACACGCAAGCGCCGCATTGATGAAGATGAACAAATAGAAGTACATAGTCCTCTTACTAAAATCAAATGGGGACGTGTAATATATGATGAAGTACACCATTTGCGAAATAATAAGACAGCACAATATAAGGGTGCTATGAAGATACAATCATCCATTAAGTGGCTTGTTACTGGAACACCTATTCAAAATAAAAAACGAGACTTTATTAATCTTTGTAATATTATGGGAGTTCCACGTGAGTTTTCCGGGACTGATGAAGGTATTAAAACTATACGATCGCATTTTATTTTGCGAAGGACAAAGGATGATGTTCACATTTCATTACCTACGCTTACCGATACGATAGTTACTGTTCCATGGGAAAGTTCAGACGAAAAACAATTGGCGATTGAAGTTCATTCTAGACTTGGAGGAACTGGTGTTTCAACACATTACGTTCGCCCTGAAATTGCAAATCTATCCAGTTGTTCTCTGTCTGCACTACTTCGTATGAAACAAATGTGTGTTTTGCCAGAACTTATTGAACGTGCTATTCACAATAAATTTGATACCGAAGATACACGATTTGATACAGATATTTCATTTTCAGAAACAAGCAAATTAAATGCTGTGCTTGGTAAAATTTACGAGAGAAAAGATAACTCGCGATCAAAATTGGTGTTTTGTCATTTTCGTGGAGAAATTGACTGGTTGTTATCCAGTATTCAGTTAATACATAAATCAAATGGAGAAAATATGAAGGTTGGGTATATTGATGGACGAACAGGGAAAACGGCGCGCGAACTTATTCTGGGCGATACATCATATGATGTTGTTATTCTTCAGATTAAAACCTGTTGTGAAGGTCTTAATCTTCAACAATTTAAAGAGGTGTATTTTGTAAGTCCTCATTGGAACCCGTGTGTAGAAGATCAAGCAATTGCGCGTAGTCATCGCATTGGACAAACAGATAATGTGGATGTCTTTCGGTTTGAAATGGAAGGGTTTGGAGAAAATACTCGTAGTCTTGATCAGTATTGTAGGTTGATACAGCAACATAAGAGAGACTTAATTAGGACTGTATTTGAAGTTAGAAAGATAATTAGGTAATAACGTATAAAAGCATAACTAATAAAACTTTTTTATTATGATGAACCCTCATCTTCAGTTGCATTAGAACGTATAAGCAATCTATTATAATAATATTCTACATTTTGATGAATTAATAATGTTGTTATAATAGCAACTATTATATCAATAGTATAATGCAACCGACTTACTGATACCAAAATACCATATATTATTGTTGCCAATGAACCAATTATTTTTATCCAATTGTTAGGATATAATAAATATATATAAATACATCCTACGGCAAACTGAAATGTATGACCTGAAAACATTAAATCACCACAGAAATCTTTTCTAATAACAGTCCAATATTCTTTTGTGTCTTCAAATTCACAATTAACCGGAGGCGGTAGATATGTTGTATAAATACATAAACAACGCAATAAATATAAACTACCTATTGTTAAACATAATGTATCAAAATAACGCAGAGTTTTCTTAATATAACTATGATAACAACACAATATAATAACTGAACCATTCACAATTAATAAACTAATATCAACTATTAGGGGTGATATTGGTGGAAATAATTCATGGAGTACATCAAATAATGGTGGTATATTATTTATATATGTTCTATGAATAGCGTAATTACCCACTGTATTAGTTAATGTCATTGATACTACTAAAAATAACGACGTGCATAAATGTATTATCATTACATATAAATGATATTAATTAAAATTAGTATAGTGGTTTATTAATGGATTATTTATTTATGGATTATTTATTTATGGATTATTTATTTATTAATCGGTAAATATATTTAAATGTTATATAATATAATATATAAAATGGTTGTTATTTGTGAATATGTATGGATTGGTGGAAACAACAATTTACGTTCTAAAACTAGAATTTTAGATATTATGCCACAGTCTTTATCTCAAGTTACAAGTGTGAAAGATTTAAATAGTTTGTTACTTCCACACATACCTAATTGGAATTATGATGGTAGTTCTACAGCACAAGCATCTGGACACGATTCAGAAGTTATAATTAAACCGGTTTCTATATTTAGAGATCCATTTCGCACTGCTGGTAGTTATTTGGTTTTATGTGAAACGTATACTCCAAAAGGAGAACCTTTGTCCAATAATCATCGCCCATATGCTACGCAAATATTTGATACTAAATTAGAAAATGGAGATAGTGAACCTTGGTTTGGGATTGAACAAGAATATTTTTTAATGCATCGTGTGAGAAAATTGCCATTAGGATTTATAGATTTAAAATGTCCTCCTTCTCCCCAAGGACAATACTATTGTAGTATTGGTGCTGAAAACGCATTTGGAAGAAAAATCGCAAATGAACATATGATGTGCTGTTTAATGGCTGGTATTAAAATATGTGGAATAAACGCCGAGGTTGCACCTGGACAATGGGAATATCAAATTGGACCTTCAATTGGAATTGATTCAGGAGACCATTTATGGATGAGTAGATATATATTGGAACGTGTTGCTGAAAAACATGATGTTAGTGTATCTTTAGATCCAAAACCATTAGAGGGAGATTGGAATGGTTCTGGATGTCATACCAACTATAGCACAAAATATATGCGTAAAGGAGATGGGAATGGTAAAACTGGATTGGAATATATACATGAAGCAATTGCTAAGTTGGGTTCACGACATACAGAACATATGGTTGTGTATGGCGCTGGAAACGAAAAAAGAATGACTGGAGAACACGAAACTGCATCATTTGATATGTTTTCTTGGGGTGTTGCTAATAGAGGGACATCTGTGAGAATCGGAAACGAAACATTACAGAATGAGTGCGGTTACTTTGAAGATAGAAGACCCAGTTCAAATATGAATCCCTATTTAGTTACTGCAAAAATATATGATACTACGACTATTTGGAATGGATTACAAGAACCAAATAGCGTAAATACTTTGAATGAGGGGGGTGAATACCAGTTGGTGAATGACACTACACAAAATATTGAAAAAAATATAGATCTTGTAATAAATGATACTATGGAGTTTGTTGGGGATGTATGTGATTTTTAGAGGCACTGACGCAATCGGGGTGGAGTGGTCCAGTGACATAATATTATTGTATAGGAATAATATTATTGTAGAGGAATAATATTATTTATAATTTATTTTTTATTTTTTATTTTTTATTTTTTATTCATAAAGCTTTTAAATACAGTGCAAAAACAATTTTGCGCTAATTCAACTGCATTATTTATATTAATATTACCTTGTGTTGCATCAACTAATAAATCTATACTTTGACCCAACACTCCGTTATTTATCATATCCAGACATAATTTTTCTTTATCGTCACTTATGGGAGCATCTATCACAACTTGTTTTAATAGGCGAAGCACTAGTTGTTTTTGTTCTTCACCTTTTAATTGTGTTAATTCTACTATTTCCATTGCATATCGCATAATTATCATTAAATTTTGAGCGTTTACTTCCATATGCTTAATCCTATGTTTTAAAACATTAAATGATTGTGTGTATGTTTCATCACTATCGTAATCTGTTATTGTTACTGTTGGTTTATTAGCTGCTGGTGTTGATGTTGGTTCTGGCGTTGGTGCTGGTGCTGGTGTTGGTGTTGGTGTTGATGTTGATGTTGGTGTTGATGTTGGTGCTTCTACTTCTGATATACTTTCAAGAGTAATGTTTTCAGTTTCTACTACTACGACATTTTCAATGGATTCTACAGATTCTACAGATTCTACAATATCAGACATTTAGTTATATTATTATAATATATTTTAAAAAAAAGTTTTTAAATATATTCACTATTAAAATCATATTCCTAACTACTGTTTTATTGGAATATTTTATTGGAATGTTTTTATTGGAATGTTTTGTATGATTATTCACTTATTTTCGTCCAGATACTTTTTTCATTATTTTTGTTCTGTGAGGACTTGTATATACGCTTGTTGCTTCTTGCGATAAAGTATGTTGTAAAATTTGAGATGTAGGTTTAGCATCACTATACGATGTTGGATCTAAAGTAGCATCATCATTCAATTCATTCTCATTAAAGTTTAAACTTGTTTGTTGCATCAAACCGCTTGATCGTCTACTACTACCACCTCCCCATGCTACTTGATTTGTTTGCATGTATTGTTGAGGATCTATGCTATTCATTGACTGAAGTGGCATTGAAGGAAAACAATTTTGATTTTGAGTTTGATATACAGAAGGGCTAATATTCATTTGATTTTGGATATTTTGAGGGGCCATATTCACCACGTTATATGCTCGCTGAGCACCCTGACTGATATGTCGCGCTAACCCATACGCTGCCATTGTTGGATTTCGCTGTGAACGAAACAATATGGAAAGATCGTCTAGCAATTGTTTCATAAATAAATCCTCGGTTAGTTCTTTGACCTCCATAAATGTTTTAATTTTACTAAATAAGGTTTCTATTTCGTCATAATAATTGTGTATAGGTGTTGTGCTATTAGTTTGAAGTAAAGACATTGAGTGGGATGTTGTTTGGCTATTTGTTTTATTTACAACAAACATTTTTTCCAATACTAATTGGCGATAATAATACTTTTCTACATCTACATTACGCATATCTGCAGAAATTTCTACATTGGGATGATATTCTTGTTCTGTTATATTACTAGTATGAATAATTGGAGTAGTAGTAGAGGAAATTAGATCATTATAGGTTACATTAAATGTTAATGGAAGTGATTTATAAGGTATATCCCAAAGGAACCGGAAATGTGTCGTAAATGTATCTTCACTGCCAGCCGAACCTACTACATATGTATTAGACCATTCATTCGTTTTATAATTATAAAATTGTATTGCGTTTTTTTCATCAGTCGAATATGTAATATTTTCAAATCGGCGATACAATATTTTATTCAATACTTCTCCATAAATCATACCAGCGTTTTCTATTGAATCTATAAAGTAATAATTGCCATTGGTTTTTTCTGTAAGTGCATATAACATTTGTTCATTATGACCTACACCAAAACCCATAAAATTATGCTCATAACGCTTATCTAATATATCATATAATTGGTCTGTTGTAGTTTTACCTTCATTTGGATTTCCATCTGTCATAAATATATGAATATTTTGCATATCATCCATATATAATTCGGTAATCTTTTGAAATGGTTTTTCGAAATTAGTCATTCCACGAGAATCCAATTTTTCTATTTGAACCATCATTTCGTTTTTAGTCTCATCAGTTAAATTAATATTTTTTTCCAAAATAGTAAGTTCGTGGTCGAAAAACATAATGGTTATACAAATATCGCATTCTACCTCACATAAATAATTCAACATATTTTTTATTGTATGTTTTACTTCTCCCATAACATATGACATGGAACCAGAACGATCAAAGGTAATTACTATATGATATTTTTTATTTAATAGTTCTGTTGTTCTTACTTTAATAGTGCTTATACCAAAATTATGACTTAGTTCAGTTGCTGTTTCTTTTTCATTTTGGAGAAGTTTATGAGTAAAAGTTATTACAGAAGATGATGAGGATGGCGAGGATGAAGCACACGCCATTTTTAAAATTGGGTTGTTGGTGAATGTTATGTCAATAACACTATTAATATGATAATACAATATATTCTATTGTATTATTCAAAGGTTACATAAATACTAGTCGTAATTTAGATTTCAATTTTAATGTTTTGTAAATATAAATATAATTTATGTCTATTGTTGAATTCCAATTATGTTCTGAATGCAATGATTGTTCGTATTGTTATGATGCAATAAGCGTTATTAATGTATCATTATCATTGTTTAGAGATATTTTTCAATTTAAAACTACTGATATTAGTAATAATACCTTGCCTAGTGCTATTTTATCCGACCCTATGGCAGATATATCATATAATGTAATTTCATCATTGTATCCAGAAATTAATCCTGCTCATACTATGATGGACCATACACATTCCCTTAATGCACTTATACTTAATGGTGTTCAGAGTTATTCTAATCTTATTAAACACGATTTTGTAAGATATCTAGGATATATGCTGTTTAATACTCCACATGCCACAGGACTATTTACTAATATTACAGAAATGAAGGATGAAATAGAGGTTTTTGGATGGAACAATAAAGTAAATATTGAAACCATATTATCTAATTGTTATAATGCTGGTAATGGGTTATCAAATTCTGATATTTCTAATTCAAATATCACACGAAATATTATGCTGCAAATAGCAGAGAAATGCATTGAGCGATTAGACGTTTCAACTAATGGTATTATTGATACGGTAGACATACAACCTGTTCCCTTTATTGAAGGTGATACCATTAATTATTTATTTTCTATTACACCTTCACCAACACAACATATTCTAACCAATCGTCCAAATCCTATACCTAAACGAACATATAAAATTACTATATTATTAACCGATAATATTACCAATTTGAATACTATTCCCACTGATAGTGTATCAGATCAAAATCACGCGACTGTTGTAAATTATGGTGTTCCACAAGTATCAGATTATAATTATCCGTAATTGTTATCTACAATATTCAAAAGTGATATAACATTAACATATTTTTGTTAATTATTTTTGTTAATTATTTTTGTTAATTATTTTTGTTAATTATTTTTGTTAATTATTTTTGTTAATTATTTTTGTTAATTATTTTTGTTAATTATTTTTTTGTGGGAAGTGCTTCTTTTGGTATAACATTTTTAATACACTTTATTATGAAATCTGTTGTTGGTTTACAATCATATATTCCTCCTACATAGATACCGACACCAAATCCTATTATAAATTGCCACATATATATAAGTATTTTAATTTTATTTAATGAATAAAAATAAAATATTGATTGAAACTATTTTTATGAAAATCCGTGGCGGGACTTGAACCCGCAACTTTGAGATTAGAAGTCTCACGCGCTACCAATTGCGCCACACGGACAGAGTACTCCCGGTGGGGATCGAACCCACGACCTCCGCGTATCATAAGATGTGCTATTGAGGGGTTAAATCCTCGTATTCATAGCAATTAAAGCTATAAGCACGGTGCTCTACCTACTAAGCTACGGGAGCATACAATTTGTAATGGTGAAGTGTTGAGGATATATAGCATCGGATAGTTTCGATCTATCGGCTTCCAGGTTATGAGCCTGGCGCTCTTCCGTCTGAGCTACGATGCTATTGTGTGGTCTGTGATTAATGCAAGAAACAATAAAATACGGCGTACTATTATTATACTACATTATTCGTTTGAATAATGATGAGATTTGAACTCATATTACCGTAGCTGAAATTAAGTGTGCTGTGTGTTTCCTATTACAATATATTATATATTCTTCTCTTTAAACTGTTTCTATATTTATTGTATTTTGGTCTGGATTTTGGACTGGATTTTGGTCTGGATTTTGGACTGGATTTTGGTCAGCAATAGGAGAAGGTGATAATGGTGGTTCTTCACTATTTCTGCATAATTTTACACGAAATAGATTTCCTATAAAACAAATATATAATGCCACTGGAAGTACTAACAGAGCAATTAATTCCACGTTCATCATATAATACATAATAATATATAAATGTTTGAAGATAATCGAGATTGTGATAAAATAAGTTTTTTAATTAAACTTATTTTAAAAGTAAGCGCTCCCAGTTGGACTTGAACCAACGATCTTTCGATTAACAGTCGAACGCATTAACCAGCTATGCTATGGGAGCTAGGGCGCTATAAAAGCTTTGCTTGAAGTGGGATTTGAACCCACGCGTGCGAACACATTGGGTCTTAAATCCAACCCCTTAGACCACTCGGGCATCCAAGCATTTATGCTAGAACCATTGGTTTTAAATAAAATTAAAATTTTAATTGCTGTATGATTCTAATTATCTCTTCTACTTTCCCTAAGCCAAACTCCCTAAGCCAAACTCCCAAGCCAAACTCCCACCATTATTAAAATATAAATAACTTGTTAAATTATATATTATATTGAGGCACTCGTTATAACATAATCAACCTTATTATTTATAACCTATATTTTATATCCTTGCGATGCTAGAAACAACTGATGTTAGTCAGTTAATCGTAATTTGGGGGTTTTGTGATTGCTGTATGTTTCTATTAGGATTAGTGGT